TGGTAGTTGGAGTAAAATTCGGCATTGAGGGATTGTGACCCGATGAATTATATCCCCCGTTGTTTGAATCACCCATGTGCTTCTCCTACCGATTACAGCTTGACGTGCTTTGCGTCGCCGCGGGGCCCTTCCTCGGTGATGCTCTGCGCAGGATTGGCGTACGGTACGGGAGACGGAATACGCGGATCGAGAGACGGCATTGCTACTCCGATCGAGGTGCGGATCGAACCGCCCTCGACACAGTAGGGGCTTTCCATATGAACATCGCCACCCTTGTTGGTGCCTTTCACCCTCTTGAGGCGGGGATTCGCGCGCTTAGCAGCAGGACTGGCTCGGCGGGTTGCAGCACCAAGGATGGCGCCTGCGCGTTCAGAACTGACTCCCGATCTCTTGGCGATGGAGGCTTGAACTTTCTTGAACCCAGGATGCTTTTCCATTTTGTTTCTCCGAATGTTCTACTACTGCGCGACACGCTTGGAGAAAGGCTTCGCGGGTCATGTCTAATTTCATGAAATTGCAGGTTTTGCAACAAGAAACACAATTCTCTATTGTGTATCCGAGATCGCTATTGAGGCGGTCTACGCCATTGTGGATGTAGTCACCATTTTTACTTCGAGCAGATTTGATCTGCATCGGCGTTTTTCCACAGTGAAAACATTTCCCATCTGTTAGAATGCGAAATTGCTCTTTCGTTAATTCAAATGATAAATCTCGATTTTTGGCGTCGTAACGATAGGCATAGAAAAGTTCTGTGAACGCTGCTTCTCCCGGAGGGAGAAGATTCAAATTTCTTCTCTGTTCGTTTTTAATACATCCACAACTTCTCGTGTCGCCATTTCTCAAGCGCCACGTAGTGACTTCCGTTGTATTTCCACAATCACAAAGGCATTTCCAAAGTCGAGATCCTTTATGATTTTTCCCCGCTGCTTCTAAAACTAAAAGTCTTTCAAATCTTTGGCTTTTCAAATTTATATTTTTGATCACGTACATTTCTCACCTCACATGAGATCGATTTGGGGCGGCATGTGAGGTGCCGCCCCTTATCTATCGGATTATACGCCGATTTGCGTAACTTGTCAACTGTGCTTTATGAGATCCCCGAGAGCGCGTCAATCAATCTCACGCGTTGGGTACTGTCAGGTGGCAAAGTCGAAGTGAAATGCACCTTATAGCTGGTCCAAGCCGGAATCAGGCCTTCGGGATCCGCCACGGAATTCGGAGCGTTCTGTTGGACAGAACACTTAATTCCGCGGTAATTTCCGTCGCCGTACGCGGTATCTCCACGTCCAGCAAGATTGATCGCGATAACCCCATCACGACCAAAAATGTAGGTGCGGAGAGCCGTGGCTCCCGTTGTTTTGTAATTGCCTGTTTGCGTGACCAAATTCGTCTGGAAGAACTGAACGCCAGTCCCGGGGAGTTCAAAAACCTCCGTCAGGTCGGTCGTCGGCAACTCTTCCATCTTCATCAGGCCTTCCGACGTGTGCTTGAGCACATCTATCGGAGAGTTGTTGCTCGTGTCGTTGATGGCATCCCCCCACGCGAATGGGTGGACGATACCAGCGAACATTTTCTTCGCCTCGAGGAAGGGGATGATCGAACGGCCGGCCATGGACTGAACCGACGCGCGGATCGCCCCGATATTCAGAGACGTAAAGCTGGACGCTGAGGCGGCCGCGAGCTGGACCAGGACCGAGCTATCGATGGCGGACGCGCCGTCAACGGTGTAGCGGACCAAGTTGCTCAGGGACTGACCCAAGCGGTACGACAATTCCTTTGCGACGTTCTCGACCGTATTGTCGATCGCCGTGGCGAGAGACAGGGACGAGAATGAGGCATAGTCCGCGTACTCGCCAATCGTCGAGGTGTTGGTGACCAGCGACGTTGCGATACCGGACGGGACCTGACCTTCGGGCGACACCTGGTTGGTGTTGGCACCGAAAGTGTTATCAGTGTGTTATTGAGACACCGGCGTCACCGCCGGGCTGCTCTCACAATCGCTTGTGAGTTCGGGCTCTCTCTTCAATTCCATTTCGGAATCGTTCAGCGTATTAGTCTCTACGGATTCTTCCCCCCGATTTAGTCGGATGCATTTTTCAACAAGAGCTTTTCTTATCTCAGGGTCTTTTTTATAAAGACCAACTCTGAGAAATTCAAGCGCCACTTTGGCCTGTTCTTGTTTTATGACTAGGTGAGGCAAAACCCCGAGAAGAAATCGCTCTCGATTTTTTGCTCCGGATGGATGCCAAACATACTGGATTTTTCCGGGCTTCTTACCATAGCCATTCGCTGTACGTGTGTAATATCTTCCACCCACATTTTTTACTAGCCACTTCATAAGTCTTGTGGAAGTATTGTAAATAACCACTTGCAATGAGCAGTGATAGTTACAATCTGACGTCTTCGACCCATACATGCAAATGCAACCTTCGCCATCGAGAATGCCGGCCAGATAAGGCCAAATGTTGCTCATGGGAAACCTTTCCTCGGTATTGTCTGACTCTACCACAAGTAGTATATCAGATGTTCACCGATTTAGCTGAATTTTTTAGTTCGAGCATAACTGAGGGTTCACTCGAACAGGACCAATTGGTTACCGGAGTTTATCGGCAGATCCCTGCGTTCAGAGCAACGCACAAATGGAGTTTCTGCTTTCAAGTTATCGATAAAATCTTTATCGTAGCTGTTTCATTTGGTCCTAACGTCAAATCCTAGTTAACTAAACTTGACGGTAGACTGCGGCAGGTTGGCCTGGACGTTAGATGCGGGAGAGTATCCAGACATGTGAACCTACTGAGGTACTGCGTTGCACGGAATACCGTTAGATCTGTTTGTCGGCGATGAGCTTGTCGACCGCAGCCCGGTAGGCCGGTTCATTGCGGTATCGACGTCTCACATCCGACATCGGAGTCCTTCGATATTCTTCGACGGTCAGCACAAGCGCTGGCGTCGCGGGCGTTGCAGGAGTCGATCCTCGGACCGTGGTTGACTCTCTTGTTGGCGACGTGCTTGAAGCGGGCCTATCTGCTGGCCGGAGCGCAGGAGCGGCGGCAGGCAATGCGCCTGCTGGTGCCGCGGCTGGTACTGCCGGCGGTGTTGCAGCCGGGGCTGCAACGGGTGCTGCTGTAGTCGCAGCCGGAACTTCGGCTACGACTTCGCTCTCTACAGGACGCTCGTGTAATTCTCCCGAGGCGTCCAGGAAACTGAAAGCGATGTCCAAATTCTTTGTGGTGACGGACCAACCACGATCCTTGAAGAAGTTGCCGAGCTTGTCAATGTTGTACTGATCGGCATAGAACTCTTCAGCGTGTTCGTTTGCCCACTCTCGCGCGATGACCCGCGAGCGGTTCTCTTCGGCCTCAAGATTCGCTCGGTTGAGCGAACCACGAACTACGTCGAGCGGTGCTCCGAGCTCAGCTTCGATTAGTGTCCGAAGAGCCCCTGGTGCCTTGGCGGGATCGGTCAACTGATTCGTCAGCTTGTACTGTTCGTCTGCAGTCAACTGCTTGCGTTCGAACGTTTGAACTGGAGCGAGAACTTCGGGCTCGAGCAAAATGTTCTTGAGCCGCTTGGCGCGATCGAGCTCATGAATGCGCTTCTGCGCGTTCGCTTGCCCACCGGCCATTTGGCGCGCGACTTCCTTTTGAGTCTTGCCGCGATAGACTTGATCCTGGCCGCCGGGAATCAGGCTCTTCACCCGAACTTCCCACAAGCCATTGACCTTCTTGAAGAGATCGTCTTCCTCTTCCACTGGCGCCGCGGGCGGCACGACAACAGGAGGCACTGCAGCTACCGGCGGCTCAACAGTCGCGGGCGGCTCTACGACGGGTTCCACAGCCGGAGGCGTATTGGCGGCCGCATCGAGCTCGGCTTGAAGTCGAGCATTCTCTTCGTCGAGTCTTTTTTGTTCCTGAACGACCGGATCATTTTCTCCGATCGGGGCCCGCGAGCCCATATTGTTGGCTTCGGGCGAGTTAAAGCGTGAAAAGTCTGTCATGTGAATCTCCTATTGCCCCCAATCCGGGGGAAGTGGTGATTTTTGATTTCGGAACTTCTTGGTTCAAGTTTTTCTTGATCCAGTTACAATTGGCACACAGAAGTTGATACCTCCCTTCGGCGTCCAACAAAACTTTTTGATATATCTGAAAGTAGTTTAGATTTTTTCTTTCTGAACTCCCATCACCTCTTACATGATCAACTTGCAAACATCGGCGGTCAGTACATCCTTGGCTACCATCAGAATTTATCCATCCACAGTTTGGGCTACTACATCGCCCTCCGAGCTTCTCTATAACTTTATCTCTGACCTTCTGGGCCCACTTTCTTTGATACCCGGCCCGATACTTGAAAGCTCTCAGAGGGTCTTGTAAAGCTTTCTCTCGGCAGTCTTTCTTTATTTGAGCTCTTGTTTTTCCCGAAGACTTTGGTCCTCTTTGTCCCATTTTATCCCCTCCTGTAAAGGGAATTGGGGGTGTTACAGGCACCCCCAACCTTGTAGCTACAAACTTAAAATCCCTGTCGTACAGATTCTTTCATGAGTTCTTCTAAGGGAACCTGTTTGAGTTGCTCCGAAACCTGTTGCTCTTCGAGAAGGCCAAGAAGTTCCTGACGCTGGTGCTCGATTTCTTTCTGCACACGCTCGAAGAAAATTCTTTGTGCGACGGCGATCAGGCCGGTGCGTTCGAATTCTTCCTTATTCTTGTACGCCCGCATGTGATCGGTTTCGCCGCGTTCGACTTCGCCTTCCATCAGACGAAGAAGGATTTGGTAATGCGACATACCGGCGAGATCCGCCAGCATTTGGACTTCATTCAGCGTGAAATCTTTGTGCTGAAAACGATCGGACTTCACTGTCGTGATCGGTTTAATCGAGCCAGAGATTGCGTCGATATCCGATCTCAATTCTGTTTCGTATGCCATGCCGGTCCTCCCGGAAAGGTTTTATTACCTAGAAATTAATTCCAGCATCAAAACAGCAAATGAATTACGCTTGAGATGATTGTCAACATCAAACCAAACGGCCGTTACAGCATCAACAGGACTACCATCTATGCCTACTTGTTCTATCGTCATGTGCATACCGCCGTGCTTCAAACGTACGACATCTCCACAATTTACAACTTCACCTGTATTGTATTTCATTTTCTCTCCCTCCCTTTAGATGCTTTTTAGTTGCTTGAGCGAGCATCAAACTCGGTGTTGCTTACTTAAAAGCTTCTTCTTTCTTGGCTCTCATCAATTGAACGTGCGCCTGCCGCTCCGACGTGACTTCGTGTCCCGGCCGGCCTGTAGTGCCCATGGGCGTACGGGTACGAGTACCAGATCCACCAATACCATCGGCTTCGAAATGCTCTACCGCTCGGCCGGCAAGCGCCGGATGGGCCGATGTGCTGGAGTGGGTCCCGGGAACCGAGGCGCCCTCGGTGTTGCTAGGGATTTCCATCGCGGCGGGAAGCTTGTGGAGCGGGAACTGCGTGGTCGGTTCGGTGCGAACTGCCCGATCAGTGTCGTGACTCATGGGCAGCTGGAGGCCGTCCTTCTTGGCCGCATCCATCATGTGCATGGCTGCGGCGCCCTTGACCTTCACCTTGATCTTGACTTCGGGCTTCTGTCCCGCGGGTGTGACTTGTTCACCCTTTTTCATTTCGTAAACTCCGGTCTCGGGGATCTCCCCGCCCTCATGCATCTTGGGGATATGAGCACCGGCTGCGCGCGCTTTTGACAAAGCAACGGCCACCATCATCTTACGCTTGGCTTCTCCGGTTTTGCCTGTAGCCGTAACGGTCTTGGGGACCTTGTGGAAAACTTCATGAAACGCCGAAGCAACTCTTTTATCTGCCATGATTTTATCCTCAAACTTAATTCTTAGTCATTCCACCCCACTAACGGTGGTGGTGGCCACGTAGCTGGATAATATTTAGTTGCTGGGTCCACTACTATCCCTGTCCCCATTTCAGGAGGGGGAAGAATTGGCCACGTAGCTGGATAATATTTAGTCGATGGTGGTACTGTCACTGCGCATGGGTCAACCCAAATCCAAACAATATCGGCTTTCACTATCGCTTCTGCGAAAATCGAAGACGAAGCGCTTAAAATGCCTGCGCTTCCCAGAGCTCCGCCGGCATAAGAAAACCCAAAGGTATCGGCGAATAATATTCCCAAACCGAAAAGAGTTCCGGAAACATTACTTTGCCCTGTTAAATTTCCTGCGATATACGAAGGCGCGAAAGAGCCAGAAAGCGTACCGAATATCAATGCGAGACCATATAAAGATCCCGCCAGCGCCCCCTCACCCAAAAGGATTCCTGATTCGGATGATGCTCCTATCAGATCTGATGATAGGATGCCGACTCCTTCGAGCGCTCCTGAAGCCGATGCAATTCCAATAGCCGATCCGACCAGTGTTCCTGCGGCAGATATCGTTCCAGATTCTGAGCCTGAGCCGAGTACTGCTCCAGCCAGTACTCCGGATCCGAGCAAAACTTCGGAAGAAGATCCAAACCCAAAGAGTGACCCCGCCAGCGATCCTTTTCCAAGAAGAATTCCGGACTCAGAGCCGACTCCAAGAACAGATCCAGCCAGCGATCCTGAACCGAGCAGTGTTCCAGATTCTGAACCTGCTCCAACGATGTTGAGAGCGAGAGCTCCAGAACCAAGAAGAGCCCCTGAAGATGAACCAAAACCAATAATTACTGATGCGAGATTGAAAGATGATATTGACGCCGAAACAAAACCAGTACCTGCAATACCATCAACTAATGCGCCTGACCCGAGCAAAGCGCCCAAAGAAGATCCGACTCCGGAAACACTAGACGCTAGCGTACCCGCACCGGTAAATTCTCCAGAATCGGAAATTGCAGCTGTACCAGTAACAGTACCGGCCAATACGCCCACGCCACCAAATTCGCTAGAGTCAGAAATGGACGCCGAACCGGCAATAGTAGCGGACAAAGCCGCCAGAGCAATTACTTCTTCCGATGCTGCGACAGAAAAGATTTCAAATTTGAAAGGCTTTAGCGGACCTTTAACACCCACCGTTCCTGGTTGGTGCGGTTTATAAAAGGAGGGCATAGACCCTCCTTAGTTAATCTGTTCCAAGAAAGTCCATTCCGGAGTCCAAGAGGAACCGGTTGTACCAGGAACAATGGCAACGTTCAACGCGCCGAATGTTCCGGCAGAACCCGTCCCCGTGGTATCGACAGAAACCGCTGCCGTACTTTGAATTATGCCAGTTACTGGAGTTACAGTCCCTGACGACGGCCCATTAATCATGAAGTTGGCTGAAAGCCAGCAAGTTGAAGTCGTAGCCGCTTCCGAGACCGCGCGATAGATCAACAAACCATCGATAAGCCAATTGCCCGCGGTTGCCGCCACAGTAGTAACGAGCGAAGAGGATGCTAAAAGTGTTCCGAACGCCGTGGTGCTGGTGCCGGGACCGTGATAGATATTAAATCCCACATTCGACGAACTGGCTACCGTCGTACACAATCCACCAAAACGGAATCGAAACATCGAACCTGGAGACGGAGCATTCTGACCGTAAGGGAGAGGCAGATATTTGTTAGATTGCGCGATGGAAAAAATCGAAGTAGTTGTAGTTCCCGGAGAAACCGCAGATTGCGGAACAATTAGAGAATCAGCTAATGGACCTGCAAAATATTGTCTCATTTAGCTCTCCGTGATAGTCAATGCACCCGCTGCAAACGAAGGGGTGATTCCGGCCCCGCTAACAGTCAAGCCGGCCGTCAGGGCCCCAAACCAGAGAAGGACACCCGCTCCGGAAGCCGCCGTTCCGATTCCGACATATGTTTCCGTTTCGGATCCGCTCGTCGAAGTTGGAAAAGTGATTGCGGCAACGTTTGAGATCGTCTCATTGGAGATCGACCATCCGCCGGTAGTGCGCGCGACAGAAACACGTGCATATCCGCCATAGGCAGCTTCGCTCGTATTCTGAGCCCCGCCAACTCCGGGATTCGCAGTATGTAAACTCACATACAAAACCGTCAAAGGTGAAGCGTCATTACGAATGAGCCCCACCATATCCGCAGACTGAACGGCTTGGAAAATCATTTCCAAAAAGCCGATGTCGTTATTGTTGCCTTTTCCTGATGCCATATTTTTATCCCGCCAGAGATTCTTCTCCGCCTCCGAAGCCGGGCCCGCCCGGGATACCGGTAATGGCCTCGGGGCCACTAGCGGCTTCCAGCGAGTGCCGGATTACGTCTCCAGCAGCGCGCTGTGTCCAATCTTGTTGCATTTCGTTCTGTCGCAACTGAGACCTCTGTTCATTCAGCTGCATCTGCGATTGCGTCTTAGCCGCCTGCGGATTTTGCTTCTGCTGACGAGCCTGTTTCATCTGGTCCGTCAAAGGCTTGAAGATGGAATAGTATTGCCCACCACCCCACCCGCCGGAATCCGTCAACATGTGGAGCAGTTCCTTGTACGAAATGAACTCCCCATTAATGTCAGCAACCTGCTCAGCCAAAGCCGGATTCATGAAGTACTGCATGATCAGTGGCAACGACTGAGCCATCTGTTGCTTGGCTGCCAAATGCGAGCCGGCCAAAACGTCGAAAGACTCAACGCCGGACATCATGAAGTTCTTGATCGATGCCCGATAGGCAGGTCCAAGCTTATCGCCTAGAACCTGTCGATAAACCGAAGCCGGCAAGAATTTCTTGTTAAGTTCGTACATCTCCCACAGCCAAGGCTGATAAACTTGGCGCACAAAGTCTTCGGCCAAGCCGCCGATGCGGTCGATGGCTGCTTGCATCATACCACCCGCGCCTGTCGCAGTGCGCAAGGCACCACCCTGTCCGCGCTTGGTCGAGGAGCCGATCGTAAACTGGTTGCTGGCACCGGAACTATCTTCCGTACGCGCTTCCGATGCGGCAACGATCGTAAACATCTCGCTTTGGATCTTCGGCAAATCCATCGGATGGAGAGCCTTGTCGACGGGGCCATCCACATCGACGAAACCACCCAATCTGGATCGCATCTGCTGAGTATTGATGTTGGCACCGCGACTTCGAACGATCATCTGATTGGCAGCTAGTGTGCCGATATCCGCGACGGCGTTAATGAAGCCCTGTTGCAGACGCTGCTCACCGCCGAGCGCTGTGCCAAGGCCGATTCCCCAGAAGCAATCCTGGATCATCCACCAACAAACTGAGTAGAACGGAATTTTCCGGAATGGGTTAGGCTCATTCCGAATGACTTTCCGCTGTTGCAAAACCGTAATGACTTTGTTATTATCCCACCGCTCGAGAATCTCAAGGGGCTGCATGAGAGGATCCTGAGTCGTCTTCTCATACATAGGCGCCGCGTGCTGAATATAGTTCGCGTTATTGGCCGCGTTCAAGTTCTGCGCGATCGGCGCAATGTTGGCTGCGGCCGAAGGCGTATCGAACCAAGATCTGATTTCCTCTTCGGAGGGCAGATCATAACGATGCTTGATCGTGCCACTCGCATCCTGGTAGACTTCGTCTTTCCACTTCATCAACTGTTGGAAAGTGACATAGTACTCATGAACGACAAAGCCGGCTTTCCGAATATCCGGGACCCGGCATCCGGGATCCACAAGAACGCTTCGAATGTCGCAAGCTTCGAAGAAAGGAATGGCTACAAGCCGTTCCTTCTCCGTCATGGTAAACAGGTCGGACTCCACTGTATCCATGTCGGAAGTTACTCCGGTGATTGGATCCGTGTATTTGATGGGGTTGGCGACGGGCTTAAAGTCGGTGTAGGGTTCGTAGTATTCCTTCCAGCCATACTTCCAAATGCCCGTGCCATTCAGCAAGCACGAAAACATACCGTATTTCACTTCCTGCTTGAAGTTCATGATATCCAGCTGAGTTGCCAACAGCGTGGATATGCCGCGCGACGTGTCTTCTACCGTTCCAGGCTTAGCGCGCAGCATGAAAGGCGGTTCTTCGTAGAAAAGACCACCCATCATTTTTGAATTGATCGCATTAACATGCGTCGCGATCGTGAATTTTGAGATGTTGGCTCGAGGGACGCCCGTGCCTTCCCACGTCTTGATCGATGGGGGCGATTGATACAACAGGTCTACTTCAACCCATCGGATGTTGAAATACCGAGATTCAATCCACGACTTCGTCCGATAGGCATCCTGAACCACCAACTGCAGGGCCGCTTCCTTAGCGATCTCCTCTGGTGATTTCACCTGTTCGATATCTACGACTCCAGAAGTAGAGCCGTCTTTAGGAACGAATGCCATGGCCCCTCCTGGGGTTAGAATAGGTACACCGACGGCCGGATTCGAACCGGCATCCTCGTGTCTATGACACGCGCTCTGCCATTGGAGCTACGTCAGTGTGGCGGGGATTGCCTTCCACGTATAGACCTCGCGGTCTGTACGACAGACTCAACCATCCCCTGAGTCGAGTGGCCGCTTCACGTGGACAATTACCCGTCTATCTCGTCGAGATAGATCATGAGATAGCCACTCGAAATCTGAGTGACTTGAAGATCAGCAACTTCTCTGTTGATATTTAATGTTTGTGGAATGCCAAGATCCGCAGTAACTGCGGTACCTTGTGCGATCACACTGGCGTTCGTAGCCGCACCATCAGTGATAGCGTATGTATCGCCGTTTGTTCCCGAGCCAACCCAAACGACCTTGGACACGCGAAAACGCCCATTCGGAACCCACGCAGGTCCCTTGTAATTCTTAAGCGATGCCGTCATGGCAGCGGTCACTACCAGAGGATTACTTTGAAGGTTTTGAGTTGCCATGTTTTCTCCGAAACATACGACGAAACTTCATCACACCGAGGAAGAAGAGAGCCACGATGTTGAGTACAATGCTCGCGAGGCCAAGTAGCATAGCCACCTCGATCAGCTTATACATTGCCCCACAATTTCTTTACTACTAATGTCAGCCAAACAATTGGCGCAAAACTAAAAAGCCACGATCCTAGCCAGATTCCTAAATCTCCCGGAGAAGCAATATGGCCGCCTAGGTTGATCCAATCCGCAAGAAATTTCAAACGATTTGTCTTGCTCATGATGCAATGAGTGTCGTCAATCATGTCATCTGAATTAGCGTTCTGAGCAGCAGTTGTAGGAATAGCACTGTCCCATATGATAGACTTATGGTGCGCTTGACCTATAATGGCGCTGATAATTTGCTCCATCTCTCGCTCTTCTTCGCTGCTTTGGAGTTTCTGAATCTCGGCTGAATTCAACATGACCGGGAACTTACCCCAATTAGCGACAAGGACTGCCTGATTGCTGGCTGCACCAGAAAAAGCCAAGAGCAGCGGAACAGCTATAATCTGCCAGTATGGAAGTTTGATATTCATGAGGCCTCTTTAAAACTTTTTCTGTCCAGGAATGCTGAAATAGTCTATGACATCTTCGTCTAAATCAGCCTGTGGAATCTCCGGCTCCGGAATCGGAATCTCAGGTTGCACTCCAACTTCATCCATCTGTTGCCGCCAAACTTCATCCTCAACATCACCGCCAAATTTATAGGCATCTTCTTTTCGGCGGACGGCTTCGATGCGTGCAACTTCTTCCGGAGGCATTGGGGCGGTTGGCATTAAACCGAGAGTGTGAACAACCCCGCCGAGCGTATCCGGAATATCATCATGTATCGCCGAACCAAAGTTTACAAATTCATCATACAGATCAGACAGACACGTCAGAGACCGAGCGAAGAATAACTTCCCATTTGTCAAGTACGGCTCGACGGAAAATACACGCGCGGCCTTCGCCCCGCGAGTTCTGTCAGGCGTCACCCAGTTGAATACAATCTGCTGAACACCCAACGCCAGTGCTTCCTCGCGGATCGGCTTCTCTAAATATTTCGCCCCATTCGCGTCCTCTACGAAAACAACTTTGGGACTGTACTTGAAAATGAGTTCAGCGATCGCTTTCGATTTCTCGGATCCATTATCGTCCTTGCCGCGATAAACATCCAGGACGAACATGCGCCCTTCGTAGTCGACACCGACTATGAAGGCCACTGTGTAATCGCTGTATGACTTGTCCGTATTCGCCGTATCGACGAATAAGTAGTGAATGAGAGTTCCCGGAACGACTTCCTCATCGATCGTCTGACGGTGCAGAAGCTCGAGCGTGAAAGTAATCTTCTTGATGCCGGAAGGGTCCAGCATCTGCTGAGATTTGAAATCCTCAGGCTTGCGGCTCCGGAGCTCCCATAAATGCTCGAACGTGAGCATTGGGTTGCCGTACTTATCCTTCGGAAATGTCACGAAGAAATCAACCTCAGTGCATTCGCCTTCTTCTTTATAGATGCTCTCGGGCCGTCGAATCAATGACGGGACGCGAAGAACCATCTGAAGTTCAGGATGCTCTTTAGCATAGATCAGCGCGCGAGCGTATGCATCATTACCGGCGTAGGGCGTGCCAATCCAGTCTACGAAACCACCGACGTTCAGAATATTCTCAATCTTCTCGAGCTTCTTAACCACCTTCTCGATGAGTGGGGGCGTCTCAACGTTCTTCTCATGAACAGTATCGTCACCCTTAATAATGTCACAATGCTGACCAGTGGAGGCCTTCAAAATCGAAGACGCCCATAGCGTGGCGCCGCGCTTCTTGTCGATCGACTTGTCGCGCGCGGGACAAATCAGCCATGTCATGCGGCCGCGCTTATCGGCAGGGATGCAAAATTTTGGGAACAATCTCTGAAACGCCGTCGGTTCCAGATCTTCATCGACGATGAAATAGTCTTTCGTTTCAGCGACGAACGCAATGGCGAGCTCGACAACGCCTGTCACCACCATAATGCGGACATTCGGAAAGTTGATGATCCACTGGACGCAGTCAATCATATCCAGCGTACTTTTTCCGGTGCCTCGGCCATACAGAAGCAACCGGCGTTTCATCCGATCTTGATCGCGAATCGCCTTCGTCTGATCCTTCTGAACGAAGAGATTGCAGATCTGCGCGTGCGCCTCGAAAGTAAAGAACTTGTCAAACACTTCGCGGGCCAGAAACATCAAATTCCCGCGGGAGGCCCACGTCAGAAAGCTATTCGGCTCCGGCGTAATTAGACCGGCTTCTTTAGCTCGCCTCGCGTTCTCAACACGTTTGATTGAAGCCGCGACATTCATCTCGTCGCGATTGACCGCGTATTTTGCGATCGATTTGTCAAGTGTATGGTATTCCCACGCTCGGTGTTCCAAGCCCGAAACATCTCGAGGAGCCGGCCCCATCCATCGATCGTCGGCCAGAAACCAAAAATCCTTGATATCAACTTCCCGGTCTTCAGTCTTGGCGTGCGCGAGGGCCGCCAAATAAATGTCATCTACGTTCCAATCAATCTGCATTGCAGCCTCAGTTCTCCCAATCCGGGGGAAGTGTGCGTGTGAAAATTACGCTTGCGGCATTCCAGCCGAAGGCATGGCACTGGCGAGAGCTCCACCACCCTCATCGCCACCCATATGCTCTTCCATGTGGGCCTTGAGACCATCCATATCGGAGACAACGTGCGGGGGATTCTGTTCTGCCGTCGGCATTGAGCCATCTTCTGCGGGCTCAACCTCATGATTAATGACGAAGCCGCCATGTGCCCGCTTCACGTGCATCGTGTGAACGCGGTGCTTCGGCTTCTTAGCTACCTTCTTAGTACCTTCCTTCTCTTTCTTGCCGTCTTTCGAATCCATGATTCCTTCGATCAATCCACGATGCTTCATTGCCTTGTCCTTCGGAATTATAGCCTCGCCTTTATCAACGATGGCGGGACCGGTCTTCTCAACGCTCTTTGTGCCCTTTTTATAGGTGGGAACGCCCTTCGAATATTCCGTCACATTCTTTGCTTTCTCGCCAAGTTCAGTCCCTATCGAAGGGGCCTTCTTCGGAGCAGTCACAATCTCGGCCGACTTCGCGGCAGGAACAACAGGTTTCGGCGGGGATGGAAATTTCTTACCCGCTTCGGAAAGCGCGCTCTTCGCAGCGTTAACTGCTGCGGTTTGAAATGTGGTGGCTCCGTCCGGCATGGGATTATCTCACTGGGAATTGCGTTGTGTAGCGGTAAACCTTTTTCGGGGTTACTTTTTCCGGGGTTGGCTTTTCGGGTTTTTGTTCTGGGAGACGCTTATCTTTAGAAGTTTCTTCCGCCATAACAATCCTCTCAAACCTTAATTCCAAGATGGGCTGCGATAGCATGAGCTATCGTCATGAATGGCAGGACCACATAGG